CTCGCGGTAATGCCGGGCGCAGGCGGCATCTATTTCGTCGACGATTCCGAGAACCAGCTCAACCTGTTTCACTGATTCGCTTCTAGTGCATGCCTCCGCTCATCGCCGGGATGGGCGGAGGCCTTTCGCATCAGCGGATTCGGTGCGTTTCGCGGCTCCGCCTCCGGCTAGCTCCGCAATCTGCTTGCGCGCTAGCGATCGATGTTGAACAATCGCCTTTCGCGTTCGCGCGTGCGGAGAGGTGGCCGAGTGGTCGAAGGCACCAGATTGCTAAGTCGGTTCGGCGGTTTTCCCGCGCGCGGTCAGGTGACGTGAGATAGCGAATTCAAGGAATTTTCGGTTTCGACGTAACGCCCGACCACGTCGAAAGAGTACGAGTTAGACACCTTTGGACACTTGGAATCTCGTTGATGGTTTGACGTCGCGATCCGGATATCATTGCGCGCCCGCGCTTCGCGGTTCACGTCAGCCACATATTGCGCATTCAGATCCATTCCGACCCATTGGCGGCCGTGCTCCTCTGCGACTTCGCCGACCGTTCCCGAGCCGATGAATGGATCGAACACCAGATCGCCTGGTCGCGAGCCGGCCAGGATGCACAGCTCTGCCAGCTTGCGCGGAAACGCCGCGAAGTGGTTACCGGCGCGCCGTTCGTTCGGAACCATCCAAACGTCGCGACGGTAGGGCGCCGGCAGCGAGCTGCGATCGCAGTAATAGTGTTCACTCTTCGCAAGCAGGAAAATGTTTTCGTACGCTCGGCCCGGCCTATCGGCTACAGCTTCCGGCATCGGATTGTTGCCCTTTTGCCACACGATCGCCGATCGGACGTACCATCCATCTTGCTGCAGTGCCAACGCAACCCGCGCCGGAATCAAGAGTAGGTTCTTATCGCGAAGACCGGTTCGTCCCTTAACGCGCCCGACGTGGTGCGCACCGGCCTTTTGCTTCGGCCATCGCTCCGGATCGCGATGAGCACTTCCAGCGCCGGCATACGAATCGCCGAGGACAAGCCAACACGTTCCGTCATTTTTCAGGACGCGGAGCACCTCGCGAAACACTTCAACCATTGCAGCGATGTACGCGTCGGGCGTCGGCTCGAGTCCGAGCTGACCATTGACCAGGTAATTCCTTTGCGCCCAGTAGGGCGGGCTGGTCACGACGCATTGAACGCAGCTATCTTTGAGCCCGATGTGGCGGGCATCCCCCTGTAAAACCACCGGGTCTTAATTTGACTGGAAGGGTCCGAGTCGCCTGGAGAGGGTTTCCAGTTCGACGCCGCTCAACTCGCTGAGCTTGGCAACTCGACTGCACTTCACGCGGCCGAGACCGCGCTTGATCCATCGCCTGACGGTGGCCGGCGACACTTCGAGCTTTTCCGCCGCCTCGGCGACCCCACCAAGGGCGCCGATTGCAAACTTTAAATAGTCGATTTTCGCCGGCATCTTACTTAGCCTCCTCCGGAAACGTCGATTGATGACGTTTTAGCGGAATTGGCAAGGCACGTCAAGACCACTCATGACAAGCTATGACAGCTAGAATCTAGCCTAGATTCTAGGCCTAGAATCTAGGCTAGATTCTGGCGCCCTAAACAACGGCGGGGATCACGGGTGCGACGTTCTTGCTTTTTCAACCTGCAGTCGGCGGCCGTCCCGCTCGATGCCGTTGAGCAGATCGATTGCGCCGGCGGGATTTTCGACCGTCACAAAACCGAACCCTCGCGACTCGCCGGTCTCTCTGTCTCGGACAACAATCGCGTCTCGAGGACCGAAGTCCGCCACAAGATCGCTGAGCTCACGTTCGGTCATGCTGCCAATTCGTCTGACGAACAATCGTGTGGCCATTTAATTCCCTCTTCTCGGGCGCAACTCGCGCCTAGTGATTTTCTCCGTTCGTTGCGGACAGTCGGCGATCCGGCATATAAGCCCCGGAACCGCGTCCGGCTCGACCGTGCACGCTGGGCATACCTGCCGCGTGACCATAACCCATCGGCGCCGATCCTTGCGGTTCAATAACCACCCCAACGGCCCCAACGGCCGCGAATACGGTCGCGCGAATATTTTTCGCGAGCGTCCTCTATCATGTCGAGTCGTTCTTGTTTCCCAAGTTCCCCGCGGGCGACGTACGGTGCGGCGGGGGCGTATTTGTCGAATGGGACACGAGTAAATGCGTACTCACCTCGACCTTCGCCGCGCAGGTAATTCAGCGCCTGCGTGATCGCGTCCACCTGGTCGTCGTGCGGCGCCGCGGGGAAGCTCGTCGCCTCATCGACGAAATCGACCAGCCACGGGGCTTCGGCCGGAACAAACACTCGCCCGCTCTCGACCAGCGGCGACACTGCGTGAGCCCGCGACACCTTGTCGCCCATCGGCCTAACCGGCAGGATCGGCAATCTGGTTTCGGCCTTAAGGCTTTGGACGAGGCTCTGCCCGGAGGCGGCATCTTCGATCAAGACTGCATGGGGCTTCCATATTTCGGCGAGTGCGACCGCCTGGCGCTTGAGCTCTGGAAATTCCCATCGCCCGCGACTGACGTGACGGATGTAGTAGCCGTCCTTAGCCTCGCCGACCACCGCGATCACGCTGTAGTCGTTGGCCTGGCCGGTCTTAAATGCACAATCGAGAGAGAAGATTGTTCGATGACACTCGACAGGACCGGCATAAGAACGCCACCAGTCGCGACGGAAGATAGCGCCTTGCTCGGGCGCCGGCCGCTGCATATACAGCGAGGTCCACGCCCCTGATCCAATCGCCTCACGGATTCGACAGAGCGCCTCGAGCGGGAATTTCTCGGGCCACAGCGCATCGCCTTCGTTCCTCCACCCCTCGCCGATCTCGCCGATTGCCGGCAGAGAGATAACTTTCCAGCCTTCGGCGGCATGTTCTTTGAGTAGCCAGCCGATTAGGTCCGCTTCGTGCCATCTCGTCGCAACGATCGCGACCGCGCCGCCCGGCTCAAGCCTGGTGTACGCCGTCGATTCGTACCAATCCTGGAGTGAACGTCGGAACGAAGGGGAGCGTGCGTCCTCGGCGCTCTTGATCGGATCATCTATCAGCAGCAGGTCGGCACCGCGGCCGGTCAGCGGGCCGCCGGCTCCGGTTGCGAAGTATGCACCGCCGGCAGTCGTATGAAATCTGTGAACCGAATCACTGTCATCGCTGATGATGCAGTCTCGAAAGAATTTGCGATGCAGAGGGTCTGACACAAAGTTCCTAACGCGCCGACCGAAATCGCTGGCCAATTCCTGACCATAACTCGAAGCAATGATCGATTTCGTCGGATTCCGGCCTAAGTACCAGCTTGGGAACAGTTGACTCGTCGTCATGCTCTTGCCATGCCGCGGTGGCATGGCGACGATCACGCGATCGAGCTCGCCGCGCTCAACCCGCTCGAGCACTTGGACAAGGATACGGAGATGCGCGGGGAGCTCGAATTTCGAGTACATCGCGGCAGCGTACGCCGCGAGGTCCTCACGGGCGTGCTCAAGCTGCGCTGCTCTGCTCACCGTCTCCACCCCCTTCCCGCACCTTCCGCACTTTCGAAATTCGCTCAAACACCGCATCAAGGCTGCTATCAGCGCGATCGGAAATCGACGCTGCAGTTAAACCGCAGGTACGCAAAAGATCCGATTGAGTGGCCGCCATTCTTCGAACCGCATCCAGGCTCACACAGAGCTCCCCCTGATCGTTGAGCAGGGATTCGCGATCGCGAAGCGTTGAATATGCCCGCTCCAGCATTAGAGTGACGATCGCTAAGCTCCGGAACGCTGGCCGCAGCCGAGGATCAACAGTGCCGCTCAGTTTTTCATATCGGATGGTAAGCCGGCGCACCTGCTGGTCGCGCTTTCGCGCCATTCCACGGGATTGAGGCTTCGCGGGCGTTATCTGATTTGTAATTTCCATTTCAAAAAAATCGTCGGGGCTGGGGACTCAGGAGGACGAAGTCCCAGGCCCCCACGCGGTTTGCGCTCCGCGCTGCCCCGACAGGTTGCAGCCGAAGGGGCCCAGCGGATGGCGCCGCCAGGCTTTCGCGGCGTACGCGCGCCGCGCTTCGGCAAGACTTTGATTCATTATTCGTTCCGCGCGTCGCGCTTCGTCACGTTCGTCGAACCGTCTGGGAATAATATCCGTGATGGTCTAGTGATAATTCCGGCTGGATCGCGGACCATTTCGTCGTCGGAATTTTCCGGTTCGATAACAGTCGGCACCGGCTTGGAGTCCAGCCAGCCTGGATTGGTCGGTGGGATCGGCGAGATTTTAACTCCGTACGGATTTGTTCGTTCCTCTGAAAAAAGCGCGATCCCGCACAAGCCGCCTTTGCCGTGGCGCTTGATCATCGTCGCAACCTCCGTGTCCGCTATCCCGAGGGCCGCGTTCACGCACCGCTGTGCGGGTGTGAGGCTTTGTGTGGCTGGCGTTGACATTTTGTTACCCCTTTCGTTTTCAAAAATTCCAATGAAAATTCCACCGACCTGTGTCCCGCTCATCGCTGGATCACAGTCGCTTCCCCGGCGTTCGGCCCCGACGTTGCAGAAAACGGTCTTGCTGCGATTTCGGCTATTCTATTTGCCATCTTTTCTGCTTCGGCCAGCCGGGCGGCCGACGTGCATTGTCGGAGCCAGAATTCCCGCGAATATCCCGAGGGTCGGAGCTGATCGAAAAAGTCGCCACCCCTGAGAATTTCGCGACGATCAGTTTTGATCGCGCGCAAAGCGGAGGCGTGAATGTCGATCCGCTCGCCAGGCTCGAGACCTTCCATTAATGCGTGAGTTTCGAATCCATTGATGAGGTTGCGATCGAAGTATCCGGCTGCGGCAACGCGTTTCACTTCATCAGCCGGCGTGGCTGGTTGTTTGAGCGAGCCTCGCGTCCGCTCCCATTCCATTCGCTCGCGTAGGCCGGACTTATAGTCCGCCAGCGCCGCGGGAATCCGATCGATTCGAAAGTCAGCTAACGCGCCTTGTACCCGTGCACATAGGGCGGTTCGCAGTTGCGTGATGATGCTTTCGCGAAGTTCCGGCGGCGCCGTCTGGTCCACCTCGATCGCTTCGATCCGCGCGACGGCCGCCGTGAAGTGTTTTGTTAGGTCAAAATCTACGTCCATATTCTTCGCTCCCCTTGTTGTGCGTTTCAATGCAATTCCCAGGCTGAGCCGTTACACTGCACCGACACGACCGTCGAGCCTCCGCCCGTGAATGCCGTTCCAAGATAGGTCGCGCAGTTCGCGTTGCAGTCGCGTACGAGTTTCTTGAAGCCGGCAAGCCCTGTGCTGCAGCTACCAAGGTTCGATACGGTCGCGGTTGGGTAGACATCCGCGTCCCCGAATGCTCGCGCGTAGTCCGTGTTGTCCGTAAAGGCGCCCCCGGCCAAGATGTAGGCTGAGAGAGAACCACCGTTAATCGAGGGGTTCACCCAGGTCGCCGGAGAGGCAGGCTTGTTCGATCCCTTCCAACTAATCAGAGCGGCCGTCCCACTCGTCACGACATTTCCGCCGAACAACGTGGTAGTCAGCGCGTTCCCCGAGCCGCCAGGCGCGATCTGTAGGACGTTGTTCGTACCAGGCTGCCAATCGCCGCCGACAAATTGATAATTTCCCGCACCCCACAGCTTGACCGGCGTTTGCGTCCCGCCGCTTTCGAAATCGACATCAGCTTCCACAATTTCGTAACTGTGGAAGATCGTTGCCCCACCTATGTCGATTGCGGCTACCTGCGATGATCCCGGGTTCAAGTACAGCTGCGAATAGGTGCCGCCTGAATCGACCATCTGCATTCCGTAGTAACTGCCGGTTTGGAATATCCAGGAGAGCTGCGCCAATCCCGAGTTAGTGGACAGCGTGAGACCCGATTCTGCATAAGGCGTCGCCGCGACGGTCAAATGTTCGAAGCGCGGGCCGTAGCAATTATTGAACAACTTGATCCCGTAATGCCCAGCCCCGCCCGCGTTCACATGATCGAACGTCGTGTAGAGCGTCCCTATCGCAAGCACGCTGTAGCTCCCGCCCGACATCCCGAGGTTATAGAAACCGCCGTGCGTGTTTCCGCCAGCTAAATTGTTGGAATGCAACGGCATCCATACCGGAGGACCGGAGCCCACCGAGCCAAGGCCGCTGACATACGAAGCCTCGTTAAATATGTCCTTCTGATTCTCGTTGTTCAGCAACAGTAGCGTGCTGCCATCGCTCGCGAATTTCGCGGTCGGCGCCGTGTACGTTGCGGTGTGCCGCTGGGTCGTCGACAAACGAATCGAATCGAGTGAGCCGATCCAGTGAGCGTTCGTTTGCAGGTTGTCGCCGGTCATCAACAGACCCGAACCGCCGTCGCCCAAACTGAACACCTCGCTTGGTGCCTGCACGATGGTCCCTGTCGCACTGGCACTGCCGGCTAGTGTCGTGGTGCCGCCTGGTATGCCGTAGAACAGGTTCAAGGTGCCGCTGCCATAACTCCATTCAAATTCATAAGTCGTCCCCGCCGTGACGCTCCCGCCCGCACTCGTGCAGACGTATCCACTTCCGGTAGTAGTGATGCAGCCGAAAATTTTATTAGGTGAGCCGGGCTGCAAGACAATCGACATAGCCCCGGTTCCCTTGAGGTTCATATCATCGCCGGCGCTTTGAGCTATGTAGACGTCGACGCTCGCCCCGCCCGCATAGTTCAGAAATCCTTCGACGCTGAACGCGCTCGCGCCATTCATCGGATATGCGGCCGTCCCTTGATAGGCGTCGAGCAGATCGTAGTATTGGAGCGACGTGGTGCCCCACACCAGCGATTTGCCCGGCCCCGTGGCCAGCGATGCTCCGGTCAGCGAGCCGCCGGCGGCTGAAACCATGTTCGATAGGTAGGTAGATCCCTCGTGCATGATGATCGGGTACAACGCGCCGCTGACCGCCTGGATAACGGCCGTGTTCTCGCTCTCGCCTTTGAACAGCACCGGATGGGCGCAATTCGAGATGATCGGGAACGACGTGATGTAGGTCCCCGCGGGGAAAAACAAGGTCTGCGAAATTCCCGACGACGTTGCTTGCGCGCACGCGGCAACCTGCGCCGCCTGAATCGCGGCAGTGTCGTCGGTCAGACCGTCGCCCTTCGCTCCATAGATCGGATTTTTGACGTTGAAGTCACCGTTCATGTTGAAGTGCGAGATCGACGAATCCAGTCCGAAGGCTCCGCGCAAATGTGCGAGCTCCGTGTACCCATCGCCCTGCAAAACAGGTCGAGAGGTGTAGGTGCTCGCCGGCGCAAGCGCGATCATTTGCGCCGCCTCGGCCGCGCCGGTCCCGCTCAAGGTGATCGACGGAGTCGTCGGATAGTTCGCGGTGAGGTATCCAACCGAGAGGGGGAGTGTGCCGAGTGCCGGTTGCAAGATCGCAAGCGATCCTTGACTGAAACCGACCTGAGCGACACTGCCGTTTACGCCCGCTCCAAAGACGATCACCATTTCCGGCTGCGACATCGTGGTTAATCCCGCAAGCGTGGGGGTCGCACCGCAAGTCGCTGGCGAAATTTGATCGACGGGATTCGACGCGGTGATCCCGACGTCGATCAAGGCCGCTGCGTTATAGGAAGCTCCCAGCGTCCAGGTGTAGGTGCTCGGTTCGCTGCCGCCCGCGACCTTGTAATAGGTCGCGAAGATCCCGCCGCTGCAGGAATCGGCTCGAATCAGGGTCCAGCCCGAGGGCGGCGTCGGCGAGCTTGAGGTCTGCGCGTAATAGTTCATCAGCATCGTGTGGCCGGACACGACGGTCGACGGCTTGTTGAGCACGATGTTCGCCACAAGCGAACCCTGGACCTTGGTCGCCGCGCCGATCGTGGGCAACGCTGAATCGATCGCGGATGTCGCACCGCCGCCAGTCCCACCGCCGCCGATGTCCCAGGTTCCGGTCACAGCGCCCGCGGTAATGAGTATGGGTTGCTTCGCCAAGAGCGGAACCGTCGCCGCGCCGTCGATATTGTTCGTCCCACTCGTCGCGATCGTGACAGTGTTCAGCGAGGAGTCCATTCGCTTGAAAGATAACTGAATCCCGAGTGACCACGGCGGTAGCGTATAGGTGATATTCCCCGCGCTCGCGTTGAAGTCGATATAGGTGTCACCCGCCTGCCAGTTCCGCTGGGTGCTGAACGTCAGAAGGATCGGATTGTAGGTCAAGCCCTCGATCAGCGGTGAGATAGGCGCAGACCCGTTGAGACGGGCATTGATATCGGCTCGAACCTTGTAGCCTGAGCATTGCGTGAGATCGCCCGGGCAGCCCGAGCCGGAAGTCTCATCGGGAATAGCTGAATACTGCGCGCGCGCCTGGCCGCCAACCAGCGCGAATAAGAGCACCAACGCTGCGAAAATTCCCCCCTTACGCATTCCCCTTCCCCCTTAAGTCCTAAAACGAAGTCCTCGCGCGGTCCTGCAGCCTGCTGTTTATGCGCTCGACCAAATAATCGACGTGGCCGTCCAGTTGCTTCCTTAGCGCCGCGCCGCCATCCGTCACGTCACCTTGGACCGTGATCGGCATGCTGATCTGAATCGTCAGTCCGCCGGCACCCGCCGCCCCGGGCATCGCAAGCACTCCGGTCGTCGCGATTGCCATCGCCGTATTGCGCATCGCGCGCAACGCGGGGCCAGGTTTAATGGCCGTAGCGATTTGCTCAACAATTTTTATCCGGTGCAGATCGGAAAGCGGTCCTACCTTGGCAGGTGAGAACGGCAGAAAGGCGCGCATACGGCGCACCACGTCCTCTATGGCCTTCACAGGGTACGCGGCGCCAGCAATGATCCCGTCAGCAAGCGTCCGCACAAGGTGCATACCGCTTTCGAAAAGTCGGGGGGCCCACGTGAGGACCGCTGCGACAGCGCCGGCCACAGCAACACCGATACCGGCAATCGCCGCGATTACAGCGCCGATCGTCGGACCGAAACTCGCGACTACCAGCAGTCCGCCCGCGAGCGCTATTAGGCCGCCCACCGCGACCAGAACCCCGGCGCTGATGGCCGCGAACAACGCCACGAATTTCACGATCTGTGGATGCGCGGTCGCGAATTGGACGACGTAACCTATCGCTCTCGATAGGTACGACATCAGCGTGACGACAGCCGGCGTGAGCGCGTTCCCGATAAGGACCTCGAGCGCAAAAAATTGCTGAGTGAGGATCTGCCATTGCGCGCTCGGCGTCTTCTCCATGATCGCCTGAGCCTGCGCCGCGGCGCCGGCCGTCTTATCGAGCTGACCGCGCATGTTCTCCATCTCGGCAGGATCGAGCAGCAACGCACGCAGGCCACGAATGCCGAACGTCTTCTGAATCTGCGCCAACTGTCCGGTCGGAATTGCCTCCATCGAACCATACAGGCCGATGAAATGCTGTCGGATTTGCTCGAGCGACTTCATGTAGTCGAGGCCGCCCTCTTTGTTGCGAACGAGCGCGATCCCGAGCGTGTGCGACATCTTCAAGACGCCGTGCAGCGATTCCTCGAACGCGGCGCCGGCGAGCGAGCCCGTCAGACCGTGTCGCGTGAAGTCCGCCAGAATCGCGACCATGTCTTTCATGCCCTGCGGGGAGCCCATACCGGCCGCCAGAGCGGTCGGAGTCGCCAATTCCATCTGCGAGCGCAATTCTTCTATGTTCTTGTAATCGAATTGCCGCGTCGCATACGCCATCACGTCGCCGAGTGCCTTGAAATTCTCCTGCGCCGATTTCGATGGATCTTTGAAATTGATATAGGCGAGGTTCAAGGTCCGCTGCGTTTCTTCCATGTCGCCGCCGAGGCCGATGGCCAGGGCGGACGCGGAATTCATCGACGCGATCGCGGTCGTCATGTCCATACCCGCGCTCTTTCCCAAATAGAGAGATTTGAGCACTTGTTCCTGGCTGATCGCGTGTTGCATCGAAGTATCAGCGGCCGCTTTCTGCGCAGCCGCTAGTTCTCGAATACCAGCGGCGCCAGCAGGAACAACCGTGGCGAGCCGCGCCACCTGCTCTTGAACCTGTGCAGCCGCTTCAACGGTTTTGCTCAAAGCGTAGCCGATCGCGACGCCGACACCCGCGAGCGCGGCGCCGGTGGCCAATAGGTGCGCGCCAGCCGCGCGAGTAGCAGCCCCGGCCTTATTTAGTGCCTCGATCTTTCCCGCGATCGCCGCGATGGGTTTCGACGCCCGGTCGATCGCGGAAATACGAATGAACATTTCTGTCGTCATTGTCCCAAGGCCTCGTTGATCTGGCGCAGCGAATCGATCGCTTCGTCAAAAACCTCGGGATTCAGGGACGAGCGCAATCCTTCTATGAAACCCACTATTTGTGTCTTGGCTTCCACCGGCAGATCGAGCCTCTGAATCCGCTCGAGCTGCGACGCCAGGCGCTGCATCCTACCGGCGGATGCGCGGAGTTTCGCGGCCGTATCAGCGACGGTTTCGGTAAAGTTTGTTTTCGCCATCTCAGTTACAGCTTAATTGTGCGAGCGCGTGCCTGTTTTCGCTCAATATCGAACCCCACCGATTGCAGCTGGGCGCGCGTTGGCGAGCGCGTTCGGGTCGCGTTGCTCCTCGATCCAGGCGGCGCGGTGAGCGCTCTCCCATGCTTGGCGGGTAGCCGCGCGGCGATGGGCGATTTCTTTCTCCTTTGATTTTCTGTCCGCAACCATCTCAGAGATCATTCGGACGATGACGCCCGCCGCTGTCGTCAGGCTGACGCGGTGCAACCTGAGCAGCTCGCGCAATCCGGGTGAGTGCCACCAGGTTCGCGAGTGCGAATAAATGACTTCCCAAGCGCCCCAGCCCCGATCGCCCATCCGCGGCGCATGACGGCGAAGATCGACGGCGATCGATTGCCGTATTACTGGCGTGACCATGTCGACGCGAAGAACGTGCTCGATCATCTTTTCGTGATCGCCGCCGTAGCGTTCGGTGAGCCAACAAGCCTCGCAAAGCGCGTCGCCGTGCTCGATCCGACAAACCCAAGCCCCGAAACCCTGATGGCCATTAAACATCGTGACGAATGGCAGGTGGCAGCTTTCGCACGCTGGCCAGGCGCCATCGCGCAGAACATTAGCGGCTGAGAGCTCGCGATCTTCGTCGGCTATTCCGGAGAGCTTCCCAAACCGCTTTTCGTGTTCGACTAGCTCGTCGAAAATGCTGCGCAACATAAAACACGGCGGATCATGCAGCACGTAGCTCGGGTATGTGACAGTGATATGATCGGGCGACCAACCCCAAAAGGTGTTACCGCTCTCATCGCAGAACTGTTTGAAATTTTCCTTCCATATCTGATTCAGCTCTCTGCGAAGATCGCAGCGCGCAGGATAGGCACGCGCCTGCGCTGTTATGTTTGTCGGACTCATCGCCGTTCCCCTCTCCGGGGCCGCGCGGCGCCAACCGTGCGGCCTTCCTTTTTCTAACTCTTTGTTTCCTCGCCGCGACGATTGATCAGAATCAATCGTCCGTTCGGCAATTTGACTTGCACGCTCATCGCAAAACATGGAATCAGTTCACACCCAGGCCCGAGCGCCTCGAGTTTCCGGCGGAGTGCGTCTATGGAAGCCTCATCCCAGTGATAGTAGGTCGGGCGCTCACGCTGCCACGCCTTAATGTTTTCGATTTGGACGTCAACAGCAGGAGCCTTGGCGTTGCCAACCCCGTCGATGCCAAAAGCGAGCGCGCTGATCACTCGACTACGGATCGCTTCATACTCGTCGTCAGACACGTCAGCCAGAACGGCCAGGGTAGGCGGATCAAAGGGCGCGTCGGTCGCGCGCACTAAACCTTCTAGCGCTCGTACGAACCGCGATCGGTCGTGACCGATCCGCGTCCGTGGCCGGCGCGTAACTTCTGTCGCTTGCGTTTCGGTTTCAATAGCTTCCATTTTGCTTGTCTCCTTCCTTTTGGACTGTTCTTTTCGTAAAACGTCGACGTTGTTCATGCTGCCTTCTTCACTCCATGCCATTTCTCGACCGGTCGCCCGGCGCCACGCTTCTCGTATTGGAACCGCGCGAACCCGCCCGCATGCAGAGTCGCCAGCGCGCGGTCGATGCGATCGCTAGGAAAGTTGCGTCCGAAAAGAACGCTGATCTCTGTTTTGGAAAGTCCGTTTGGCTCTGCCCGTAGCGCGAGCAAGATTCTGTCGCTATCAGGATCGCCAATGGAATCGCCGAAGATTGTTTCGACGCTCTCGACCGAATAGTTCCACAAGTCGATAGCAGCATTGAGATGCGCCGGCACAATTTCCGACGTCGAGTCGAGTGCGGCATAGACGGCGGCAATGCGCATCACCTGAGCTTCGCCGCGGCTCGTGATTGCGCCTAAGAGTCCCGGACGTTCTACGGATAATTCAGGATACTTCGCTGTCCACAAGTCGCGCGCCTCATCACTAAAGGTGATCTGCCCGCTCCTTCGAGCACCATCCAATGCTTGAGTAACCGAATCGACGATCGTCCCAAGAACTTTCTCATCCGGATCAGAGGGAAACGGCATTAGGTGCGCCCGGTGCACGTTGAACCAGCAGAAGCGGTTCGCGAATCCATTCGCCTGAGCCGTCGAAGTCAAGGTACGGCGCAACTCGTCTTGCGTGATATGCCCAATGACAGACAGGTGCGGGCTGCTCGCTTTTAGCGGCGCGTTACGGGCGAGCGTCCGCAGGGTATTACCGTCCCACGCTTGCCGTAGAATCTCAGAGGCCGTGTTGCTCGGCCGTTCCGCGACCTTCAAAACGCCGGAAAATTCACTTTCGACGACCTGCAGACGCTTGTCGGCAATGCCGGGATCCGCCGGCCGAATTGGATCGAAATCGCGAAGGTGAAAAATTAATCCCTCGCCCGACACGATGCCGCCGACAATGCAGTTGCGAGCCCATTCAGGATCGGCGCGCTCTAGAACCGAGCGTACGCGCTTCTCCGCGGTCCCCTTCCTTCCCTTCGCGGTCTGCCCGGCCAGGACAACAAACAATATGAGTGGGTGACGAGCGCCGTCGATTATCATGTGCATAGAACCGCCCGCCGCGTTGCCGAAGCCTGCTAGGAATTGAACCAAGAGAGCGTATGGATCCGCCTCAGTATGCTTTTCGAAAGCCTTAACGAAGACGCCGGCGATACCGTAAAAGGCGGGCGCGTCCAAAGCGCTGTTATCAGCCATCCTCAACCCCAACATCCTTTTTAAGGTCCTACCACACGTGGCGCGTGCCTAGCCGGGATAACTCGCTCCAGTAATCAGCGCGACGCCATAATTCGAGTGCCATCACGGGAATTATAAAGCGTTACCGCGTGCCACGATCCGAGAGATCCGCCGGCGCCGCACCTAGGGCACCAGATATCTAGAATTGCGCGACCGCTAAACACCTACGCGGAGAAGGGTTTTGACGTTCATGTGTCCACCCGCGTCCATGATGACTCAATCCGCGTCGCGTTGAGGGTGAGAGCGCACCGAGCCGCGGACTGAAAGCGATACCTTTAGAGCGCGCTGCAAAAGGCCGTGAAGTCGCTGAGCGCGCGGAGCTATCTGAATAGTCGCAACGCCAGCCACCACCGATAAAACGAAACAGCGTTCGAAAAAAGCTGTTGGTAGCGTTATTTCGTTAAATTCGTTTCTTTCGTTGTTTAGGTATCCGATAAAGGGAAGGTCATTGACGACTGTTTCCTTGTTCCTACTACAACGAAAAAAACGAAAAAAATACTGTTGTAAGAGCTGCTTACCGGAACACGAAAGAAACGAATTATACGAAAATAGGCGGCACGCGGCGGGCGACTATACTGGGTGTATGTTGCCGGATTCGAAATGGGCATCGGCCGTTCCCGAAGATGAAATCCCTGCCACGCTGAGTGCGCTCGCCGCGCTGCAGGGAATACTCGCGGCGCGATTGCTCGACTTAGCTCGCCAGCCAGAGACAAACGCCGAGCTGGTCGACGCGAAGGAAATGGCTCGCCGGCTTCAATGTCCGGAAAGCTGGATTCGTTCGGCCGCCCGCCAGGGTAAAATCCCAGTCGTTATGATCGGCCGTTATCCCAGATTCGATCCTGCTGCTGTCATCGCCGCCCGTAAACAAACGAAATAATGTTTGTGTCAGGTTACCTAACATGGTAGGTTACCTAACATGCAACCGAATGAAGTGCGGAGAATCCGGCTGCGGCTCGGGTTGACGCAAGCTAAGTTCGCGGAAGTAGTCGGCGTCGCGCGCGTCACGGTTGTTTGTTGGGAAACCGGCCGCCACGGTATTCGCGAGTCAGCTGCCCGTCTGATGCGTTTGCTCGAGAAGTCCGGGCCAGTGCGCACACCACGAAAGGAAAGGTGAGGGCGATGGCGATTAAAAAGCTACGTTCTGGCAAGTACCAAATTGACTACTACGACAACGAGCACATCCGGACGCGTAAGAGCTACGACACGCAGCGCGACGCAAAGGACGCGCTGGCTAATATCAGGGGTCGGGTCCGGGCGAATGAGTATGTCCCCGAACGCAAGATTCCAAAGTTCAGCGAGCAAGCCGACGAATGGCTCGCCGGTAAATCCGCCGGCAAGACGGCGCGGCGGCCGGGAACGCGGGCGAACTGGCGGGCTCACCTCGATCGACACCTAAATCCCAAGATCGGCGCCTGGCGACTCGACTACATCACCGTTGCGCGCGTTGAAAAGGTCCGCATCGAGCTGCTCGGGTCCGGGTTGAGCGTTTCGAGCGCGCAAGCCATCATCACGACCTTGGGCGCCGTGCTTAAGATGGCAAAACGACACGGCACGATCCGCCAGAACGTCGTCGAAGATATCGAGCGGATGTACGAGGGCTCGAAAGAACGCAAGGATGAAGATGAGGAGGCGGCGAAGTCCGTTGATCCGGCCAAGGTACTCAACCCGGCCGAGATCGCTTTGCTGCTCGCAAACGCTGATGAGGGCTACTACCGGACGTTGTTTCAGGTCGCTTTTATAACCGGGATGCGAAACGGCGAGCTTTTCGCGCTTCGATGGACCGATGTTGAACTCGGTGATCTAGGCGCTACAGGCAAGGGAAAGATACAAGTGAAATGGTCGCTCACCTGGGCGAATGACGGCGACGATGAAAATATGACGCCCCGGTTCTTCGAACCAAAAACGAAGGCTGGAACAAGGACGATCTGGATCCCGCCCAGCCTTGTTTCCGCGCTCAAAGTCTGGAAACTTCGATGCCCTCCGGGCGAACTCGTATTCCCGGATAGTGACGGGCGGCCGATGCACCGCGCCAACGCCCTGAAACGCGGACTACGTCCCGCTCTTCGACGAGCTCAACTGCGACAGGTGACGATGCATTCACTACGACATTCTTGCGCCAGTGCGATGATCGCGAACGGCGCTGTCGTCACTGAGGTTCAGCACAAACTTGGCCACTCGAGCCCGAATGTAACGCTGCGCGTGTATGCGCACTGGTTCGAAAACACCGAGAGCGATGCGACCGAGCGAATGACCGACACGTTGATCGCCGACATGAAAAAGGGCGCTCGAAACCAAGATGGACACTTTTTGGACACTTTGGATGCAGACGCAGAGATTGCGAGCAGCACCGCGGGCGCGTAAGTTCTTGATTTCCCGCCGATATTCCTCGCGCGGAGAGGTGGCCGAGTGGTCGAAGGCACCAGATTGCTAATCTGGCGTACTGGGTAACCGGTACCGAGGGTTCGAATCCCTCCCTCTCCGCCATCCAGCCTGTACTATTTGCCTACATTCTGGAGGGTGATCGTCATGCGACCTGCTCCTTCCTCCAGGG